AACACCACTTTTTAGGGGACGGCTTTGCCGATCCCCGACAAAGTGGAAGGCAAGCGAAGCGCGGCAGAAAAGCACTAATACTACTTGATATATTAGTGCTAATTGACACTAGGTTAAAAAACCAGTGTAAATGAGTAAAAAAGGACGCGAAGGTACGACAAGGACAAAAGCACGAATAACACAAAAAAACGACCTAGAGTCAATGAACACACAAAACACAAATAAAATGGATCCAGCAACTATCACAGCAGCAGCATCATTAGCCTCAACAGGTATAAACGCAATAACACAAGGATCCCTAAACAAAAAAACTCGCCAGTGGAACGAAGCGATGTACCAAAAACAACGCACAGACGCATTAGCGGACTGGGCAAGAACAAACGAGTATAACGCACCACTACAACAAATGGCACGATTAAAAGAAGCGGGACTATCCCCCCACCTTATATATGGTGGAGGTGCTAACTCAATATCACAACCCGTACGATCAACAGACACAAAATCATGGTCGCCAAACGCACCACAAATTGACGGAGGACAAATAGTATCTCAATACTTTGGCGTACAACAACAACAAAACGCATTAGAAATACAAAAAAAACAAATTAAAGGACTAGAATTAGATAATTTGTATAAAGAACAAACATTACCAGATAGATCATTATCACCTGGTATAAATAATCAAAGAGTAAAAGAACAAACAAATAAATTTATAGAGGATATAAAAATGTCAAAATTATCACAAGACATGTACGCACCAAAATATAAATTATTAGAAGAACAAATAGAATCAACAATAGCATCAAGACAATATCAAATGATGATGGGAAACAATGTACAAGCAGAAACAGCATTAAAAGGATTTATGGCTCAACAAATACAAGCTATTACAGCAGGCCAAATATCCAAAAACAATATAACAGCAATAGAAGCAAAATGGAAACAACAAATAGATGACTATGTTGGTGCCGCAGGCCCATTATCATCTTCATTAGTAAAAATATTAGTATCAGCATTATTAAAATAAACCCCTAGGGTAGGGGATTAAAATAAAATATCAAATAAAAATCATAACTTACTTATACGCAATTAACTAAATGTTAATTATAAGCAAAACATTATGTTAAATAGAATTATAAACCATTAAAAATCAAACACATGGCCTACAGAAAACGTAGCAAAAGCTACAAAAAAAGAGGAACCTACTCTAAAGGAAAAAGCAAAAAACTACGCACGTACTATGTTAGTCGTGGCGGAATTCGTCTTTAATTCAAAAACTTATCAACAAAAAACCAACAAAAATGGGAAAAAACATCTTCAACTCGGTACAAGTAGAAAAACCGAAAAAAAACGTCTTCGACTTAAGTCATGACGTAAAAATGTCTATGAAAATGGGCAACTTAACACCAGTACTAGTAACAGAATGTGTACCAGGCGACAGCTTTCAAATAGGCTGCGATAGTCTTATTAGATTCGCTCCTATGGTCGCACCCGTCATGCACCGCATGGACGTATCAGTACACTATTTCTTTGTACCAAACAGATTAACATGGGAAAACTGGGAAAAATATATAGTAGACGCAAACACTCCTAACCCATTACCATACATAAACTACACAGACGACTTTACAGCAGATCAAAAAAAATTCCTAGATTATATGGGAGTACCCCCAAACAATGGAACAGGAATTACACAAGCATTAAATGCTTTACCAATAGCAGCTTATCAAGCAATATATAACGAATATTATAGAGACGAGAATTTAGTATCAGAAGTAGACTATGCATTAGCAGATGGAAATAACACAGGAGACGTAGTCGATTTAGTAAAAATGCGTCAAAGAGCATGGGAACACGATTATTTTACAGCATCCCTACCCTTTGCACAAAAAGGAACAGCAGTAGATATTCCAATTGGATCAATCGATATTGACGTACCAGTACAATTTAATTCATTAGAAGTTGGTGCAGCTAATCAAAGAATTGCAGCATATAATACATCAAATACATTAGTAGATTTTAATACATTAGGACAAAGTGCTGCAGAAGGAACAGCAGCAGAAGTATTTGCTAAAACAACAGATATAGATATATCACCTACTACAATAAATGATTTACGTAGAGCATTTAGATTACAAGAATGGTTAGAAAAAAACGCTAGAGGCGGAACAAGATACATCGAAAACATATTAATGCATTTCGGTGTAAGGTCATCAGATAAAAGATTACAAAGACCAGAATATATAACAGGATTAAAAACACCAGTTATTATTTCAGAAGTATTAAACACATCAGCAACAGCAGAAGAAGCTCAAGGTAATATGGCTGGACACGGAGTAGCAGTATCAACAGGAAAATATGGTAATTATTTTTGTGAAGAACATGGATACATTATCGGTATTATGTCCGTAATGCCACAGCCTGCATATCAACAAGGAATACCAAAAACATATCTTAAATCAGATCCATTAGATTTCTTCTGGCCTTCATTCGCCCACATTGGCGAGCAAGCCGTAACAAATAACGAGCTATACGCATATACAGCAACAGCAGAAGATACATTCGGATACGTTCCACGTTATGCCGAATACAAATATCAACCTTCACGCGTAGCGGGAGATTTCAGGACAGTATTAGATTACTGGCATTTAGGAAGAATATTTGCAACACAACCAGCATTAAACCAAGCATTTATAGAATGCGATCCTGACCAAGTCGAAAGAATTTTCGCAGTCCAGGACGGAGAGGACAATTTATATTGTCAAATAATGCACAAAATAAAAGCAGTTAGGCCAATGCCTAAATTTGGAACTCCAAATTTCTAACATGTCAACAAGATGTATAACACCCTACTACAAAAAAATGGAAATAGTGAATGGAGTCACGATGGGCTACATTCCTTTTCCATGTGGGAAATGCCCACCCTGTCAAAAGAGAAGGATTTCGGGGTGGAGTTTCCGATTAACAAAACATGGCCAAGTAAGCAACACATCACAATTCGTTACCTTAACTTACGACGAATCAAACGTGCCTACAACAGAAAACGGATTACAAACATTACGTAAAACAGATTTACAAAAATTTTTCAAAAGATTAAGAAAATTAACTCATGAAAAAATATCTTACTACGCAGTGGGCGAATATGGAGATAAAACGCAACGCCCACATTATCATATTATCCTTTTTAATGGTAATTGTAACAGCGTTGAGAGCGCTTGGAATCTTAATAATACTACTATCGGTCATTGCCATTTTGGCGATGTTAACGATGCTAGTATTGGGTATACTTTAAAATATATATCAAAAGAAAAACAAATTCCAATGTATCAACAAGATGATAGACAAAAAGAATTTTCAGTTATGTCCAAAGGACTAGGAAAATCTTACCTCACACCACAAGCCATAAAATGGCATAAAAATAAATTAGAAGAACGCATGTATCTTCCATTAAAAGATGGAAAAAAGGCATCAATGCCAAGATACTACAAAGACAAAATGTATAAAGACGGCGAAAAATTCATGATTTCAATACACATGAAACAATTAGCCGAAAAACAAACAGACGATCTATTAAAAGAGATTGGAATCGAAAATTTCGATTTCCATATAGTACAAAGACATCTAAATCAATTTAGAAGAAACAAAAAACAATCATCACAAAGACAAAAATTATGACAAAAATTAAAAACAGCGGAAACGCAAAAGACTTTCCTTATTTAGGAGAAGTTAACAATCAACCGTCAGAAACAGTACCAGACCAAACTATGTCAATGCGTGAGATATTAATTCGATACGCAAAAGGACTACCAATAGACGGAGAAAAAACCCCATTATGGGACGAAGGAGAAGGATTCGCTAAGGATCCTGAAACATTAGATTTAGCGGAACGCGAAGAACTAGCAACTCAAGCTAGAGAAGAACTACAACAAATTAATGAAAGAATCAAAGCATCAAAAGCGAAAAGCGATGCAAAAAACAAACACAAAATCACCGACGTAGTCGATGAAAACCAAGAGTAAAACGTAAAAACTCTAAAAAACACCACTTTTTAGGGGACGGCTTTGCCGATCCCCGACAAAGTGGAAGGCAAGCGAAGCGCGGCAGAAAAGCACTAATACTACTTGATATATTAGTGCTAATTGACACTAGGTTAAAAAAACCAGTGTAAATGAGTAAAATAGGACGCGAAGGCACGACAAGGACGACTACACGAATAACACTAAAAAACGACCTAGAGTCAATTAAAAACACAAAAAAAACAAAAACATGCCACTACCAGCAGCAGCAATACCTGCACTTATATCAGCAGGAACATCAGTAGTAAACGCAATATCACAAGGGGCAACAAACAGAAAAACACGCGAGTGGAACGAAGCAATGTACCAAAAACAACGTACAGACGCATTAGCGGACTGGGCAAGAACAAATGAGTATAACGCACCACTACAACAAATGGCTCGATTTAAAGAAGCCGGACTATCCCCCCACCTTATATATGGGGGCGGTGCTAACTCAATATCACAACCCGTACGATCTACAGACACAAAATCATGGTCGCCAAACGCACCACAAATCGACGGAGGACAAATAGTATCCCAATACTTTGGGGTACAACAACAACAAAACGCATTAGAAATACAAAAAGAACAGATTCGTGGCCTCAAAATAGCCAACGATATAGCAGAAGGCACAAAAGAAGATTCATTACAAACAAAAGGATTAACAAATCAAGCAACACAAGCCAAAATAGATAATATTATGGCAGATACTAATATGAATCGCTTAAAACAATCATTACAAGGATTAGAATACCAAAAACTAGAACAAGAAGTAAAACAACTTGTAGTAAATAATAAATACAATGCATTAAATCAACAATCTAAATTAGCTTTAAACGGATTTATGCAAGAACAAATACAACTTATTAACAAAGGGTTAATAAATAAAAATAATATATCTTCAATAGAAGCAAAATGGAAGCAACAAATTGATGATTGGGTAGGCCCAACATCAGGATTAACAACATCAATTATAAAAATATTATTAACAGCAATGACTAAATAATAAAAAAATTACATAAATTACAATTAAATCACTAAAAATTAAAAACATGGCATACATGAAACGTAGCAAAGGCTACAAAAAACGTGGAACTTATTCAAAAGGTAAACGTTCCAAATCAAAAAAACTTAGGACATATTACGTATCAAGAGGCGGTATTAGACTTTAATTATCAACAAAAAATTAACAAAAAATGGGAAAAAACATCTTCAACTCGGTACAATTAGAAAAACCGAAAAAAAACGTCTTTGATCTAAGTCATGACGTAAAAATGTCCATGAAAATGGGCAACTTAACACCAGTATTAGTAACAGAATGTGTACCAGGTGACAGTTTTCAAATAGGTTGCGATAGTCTTATTAGATTCGCTCCTATGGTCGCACCTGTCATGCATCGCATGGACGTATCAGTACACTATTTCTTTGTACCTAACAGAATATTATGGGAAAATTGGGAAAAATTTATAGTAGATGCAAATACAGAACATGTACTCCCAAATATAGACGGAGAATTATTACAACCACAATACGATAATTTAAATCCAGGAGCAGCAAAATTTGCAGATTATATGGGTGTCCCTACACCACCAAATGGAAGTACAATTACAAATATTAACGCATTACCATTTGCAGCATATCAAGCTATATACAATGAATATTATAGAGATGAAAATTTAATAGCAGAAGTACCATATCAATTAACAGATGGAACACAAGCAAATACAGGAACTTTCGTAACTATGCGAAAAAGAGCATGGGATCATGATTATTTTACAGCATCATTACCATTTGCACAAAAAGGATCAGCGGTAGATATACCAATTGGATCAATAGATCAAGATGTAACTGTTCAATTTAATTCATTAGAAGTAGATTCTCAAACACAAAGAATTGCAGGATTAACAACAGGAAATGCAGTAAATCAATATTTACAAATAGGACAATCTGCAGGAGAATCAACAACAGGTAACCCAGCAGTAATAGCAAAAACATCTGAATTAGAAATTGCACCTACAACAATTAATGATTTACGTAGAGCATTTAGACTTCAAGAATGGTTAGAAAAAAACGCTAGAGGCGGTACAAGATACATCGAAAACATTTTAATGCATTTCGGTGTAAGATCATCAGATAAAAGATTACAAAGACCAGAATATATTACAGGTTTAAAAACTCCTGTTATTATTTCTGAAGTATTAAACACATCAGCAACAGCAGAAGAACCACAGGGTAACATGGCAGGTCATGGAGTAGCAGTATCAACAGGAAAATATGGTAATTATTTTTGCGAAGAACATGGATACATTATCGGTATTATGTCCGTAATGCCACAACCAGCATATCAACAAGGAATACCAAAAACATATCTTAAAAATGATCCATTAGATTTCTTTTGGCCATCTTTCGCACATATTGGCGAACAACCAGTTACAAATAACGAGTTGTATGCATACACAGCAACAGGAAATGATACATTTGGATATGTTCCACGTTATGCCGAATATAAATATCAAGCTTCACGTGTTGCAGGAGATTTTAGAACAACTTTAGATTATTGGCATTTAGGAAGAATCTTTGCAACACAACCAGCATTAAACCAAGCATTTATTGAATGTACACCTGAACAGGTCGAAAGAATTTTCGCAGTACAGGATGGAGAGGACAATTTATATTGTCAAATAATGCACAAAATAAAAGCAGTAAGGCCAATGCCTAAGTTCGGAACACCAAACTTCTAACATGTCAACAAGATGCATAACACCCTACTACAAAAAAATGGAAATAGTGAATGGAGTCACAATGGGCTACATTCCTTTTCCATGTGGGAAATGCCCACCCTGTCAAAAGAGAAGGATCTCGGGGTGGAGTTTCCGATTAACAAAACATGGCCAAGCAAGCAACACATCACAATTCGTTACCTTAACTTACGACGAATCAAACGTGCCAATATCAGAAAACGGTCTACAAACATTACGTAAAACAGATTTACAAAAATTTTTCAAACGATTAAGAAAATTAACTCATGAAAAAATATCTTACTACGCAGTGGGCGAATATGGAGATAAAACGCAACGCCCACATTATCATATTATCCTTTTTAATGGTAATTGTAACAATGTTGAGAGCGCTTGGAATCTTAACAATACTCTTATTGGTCATTGCCATTTTGGCGATGTTAACGATGCTAGTATTGGGTATACTTTAAAATATATATCAAAAGAAAAACAAATACCCATGTTCGAACAAGATGATAGACAAAAAGAATTTTCTATAATGTCAAAAGGACTAGGAAAATCTTATCTCACACCACAAGCCATAAAATGGCATAAAAATAAACTCGAAGAACGAATGTATCTTCCATTAAAAGATGGAAAAAAGGCATCAATGCCAAGATACTACAAAGACAAAATGTACAAAGACGGCGAAAAATTCATGATTTCAATACATATGAAACAATTAGCCGAAAAACAAACAGATGAATTATTAAAAGAAATAGGAATCGAAAATTTCGATTTCCATATAGTACAAAGACATTTAAATCAATTTCGTAGAAACAAAAAACAATCATTACAAAGACAAAAACTATGAGAAACATTAAAAACAGCGGAAACGCACAAAACTTTCCATATTCTGGAGAAGTTAACAATCAACC